CTCGTACTAACGCCATGCGTTCCAACTCCCTCAATATGTTGGATACATGTCCGTCATAACGTGAAAAATCCGTGTTCACCACATGTTTAGCCTTGGTGCATATTTCAGCAACACGTTCCGCGATCTCCTTCGGTGTGTGTGAAAATGCGTACCATGGGTGTTGTTTAACCAGATCCTCAAAACCATAAATGACTCGAGAATATTCTCTCTTATCTACACTATTTATTGTGCTTATCGGTCTCGGGTCACTCACTTTACCATAACTCTCTGCTTTCATGAAGACTTGCAATTTCCGTTTTGCCGTCGCAAACATGCTTTGTTCCAAGATAGCTCTTTGACTCGGTCTGTTTTGACGATCCATTACAACATCGACTTCTGCTGGAGACCTAGAGTGCACCTGATGTGCTGGTATCATTTTCTCTAGAAACTCTCGCATGATCGACGCTATGAATGGGGTCATAACTAATTCTCTCGGCTGAAATTTCTTAATTCGACCTTCAACCATTTGTTCGTCATTACCTCGACATTTATCTGGAACAAACGCCCCATCTACGATAGGTGTCATAAATGCCACCATACTACTCTTAGCTTCTGGATCGTACCTATGGGGTTTATATTGATAACGTCGAACAGCGAGCTCAACAGGGCATGTCAACATCGGCAAATTTGCATTCTTCATCCGATGATATGCTACTAAAACCGCAGCTTGTGCCTTATCCTCATTCACGTAGCCTAAAACTGTGGCCATGCTCAAATCATATCTACTAGCCTTGGCAATGGTTGCAATAGTATCATCTACTGCTTTCGGGACATTAGCACACGCAACTTGACCTGGAAGTCCAGTGGAAACCCGAAGGCCTCCAGCTTTAGACATCGTCATCATTCTGTTAAAACCTTCGTGCTGTAGTTGATAACGTTCGAGCGAACTGCCGTTCAATGATAAGCAGTATTGCGAGCCTGCGATTCCCCATGAACCTACAGGTGTCAACATAACTACTTCATGATCAGCAGACGTACTCATACGATCAACCAAATACACGGCAGTCTTAACCACAATGCCATGAAAGTACTTCCGAACAATCAAATTATCTTTACTATAGTTCCAAACCTTATGCTCATATGAAGCTCCGCCAGTTACCATATACTTTGCAACATCATCAACAAAAGTGTAGCTAAATTCTTCAGTCGCTTTGCTTACTTGAGTTGGCTGAAAAGTATATAGCAGGACGGGTTTCACATTCTGTAGTAGAAAA